GTTCAAAAACGAGTCAAACAGGCCGTTTCGGAGCTTGGTGGTTTAGAGGATAACCACCTGAAATTCCTTACCTATTTCATGAAATATGAGATGAAGTGTCCGCACTTCCGTTTTGAGATGGATTACCAATCAAAACCGAAGGTTCTGACCATCCATGTTTTCAGTCTCGGGCCGCACCGCGAATGGGTCGAATGTTACCTTCGCCCTAAGCAGGTGGATTTACTTGATAAAATAGGCGAGCACCTAAAACTACCTCAGTGGAAGCTGAAGTTTGCGGAGAAGAAATGAACCAGTTTGATCCGACCTTTACTATTGATCGTGGCATGGAGCGCGAGCGTGTTATTGCCATAACCGTCAAAAACTACGACCATATCATGAGTAAGGTCACCGTGGCGACCGAAGCCGAACAGATGGCCGTGAATAAGAACGGCGATACGTTCCCTAGGGATTCTAAGGCTTTGGCAAAGTCCGCTGATTTTATTAGCGGAATGGATGTTCTGGCGGCTGAGACGAAAAAGCTCACCGAGACTGAGATCGTGGCCATGATGGACGCCCTCAAGGCCGAACTGGCTGGCCGGGCTAGAGTTATTGACAAGTCCATGCCTGTCAGCTTTGAACGCCTATCTAAAGCCATGTCTGCCGATTACAGCGGCGCCAAGATTCACATTCCTGGTGTGTACGAAGGAAAAGTCGAGAAAATCGAGACGTTGGACTCAACGCTCAGTGCTGTTAAGTTTCAGCCCATGATCCAACCGGCAACGGTTCTGAGCCTAATCGAATTGAACTGTCCGCACGATCCTAGCGATACTGGCTTCGGTTTTGCATATTGCAAGATGTGCAATGCCAAGATGCGCCTGCGCGGCGGCACCTGGCAAGTGGAGCAAAAATGAACGCAGTTAATACTCTTAATGTGACTGGCGAATTCGACAAACTTGTCGTCAAGTATGCCGTGGTGCCAACTACATCTATGGTTCAGGACTATCTAGTTGAAATCGTTAAGCCGATTCATTGGATTCCGCAAAAGTTGAGCATGTCGCTCACCGAAATCTGGAATTCTAAACTCAATGGCCACGAACTGATTGTGAGAAATCTCGTCCTTAGCGCATGGCAAAAGGCGCTCAAGGCAAACAATCCGACTGGTTATAACGCAGATGCCCAGGAATGGCTAGACAAGATGCTCGCCATCACCAATGTTGAACTGATCGAGTGCGATCTCCTGGCCCCCAAAAAGAAAGAATGATATGTCAGCAGACCTTAAGGCGCTAATTACAAAGAACGAACTGAATCTGCCCAAGGATGCGGTCGATAAGCTGCTGTCCATGAATGGCCGGAACATGCTCGCTCCCTTGTCGCCTGACCGTGAGTCTGCGCCGTTTCTCCTGTATTGCTGCGGTGATGACCTGGAACTGATCGCAGCCAAGATGACGCTCCCTCGGGACGTAATCACGGCTACCGCGATTCAGTATCGTTGGCCCGAGAAGGCCAAGCTCATGCGCAAGGACGGTAATGCTGCCGTCCCCAACGACCTGCAAAAAGACCTAGTGAATTCGATCCTTGTGGCCACGTTCGTTGCAATGCAGCGCGAGCTATCTGAGGTCGTTTCGGGCAAGCGCCTGGCCAAGGATTGCGCCCTCATTCCTTCATCGCCTGCCGCGTTGGAGAAATTGATGAACATGATTACGACCTTGAACACGCCAGTTCTGCCCGGCAAAGGTGGCCCTGTGGCCGATCCGGTTCACTCTGGCCCACAGACCGTCATTCATGCCGGAAACGTCCACATGGGTCAGGCGCCTGAAAGGGCTGCCGAATCCGAGGAAAAGAAAGCCGTGAGACTTGCCATGCTAAAAGACCTTGACGAGAGTGCCGGGTAATGACTGAAGAACAAAAATGTCCATACTTCTGGTTTCCCCAGAACCGTTTGCGCCAAAAGCAGATGGAACGGCTCTACTTTATCGCGCTCACGCTGTTCAAGGCTTGGCCAACCGGCACCGCTGAATCGAACACAGCAGCCTCGCTGACCGATCTTTACACGCATATTCTGTCCATAAATCAGATGGGCGAATTGCTGCCCGCCTTCGCGGCGCAGCTTGTGTTCGAGGCTGCCTTGCAGGATGCCACGAAAGCACCTAAATAAGGGAATCTTATGAGCCTAGAAGACAGATTGCTAGAACACCGCGAAAGCCTTAGGGATAAAACCGAAGACCCTATCGAACTTTGGGAATTGCAAGCCGATATCATTTCCTTCGCCGGGCTGTTGCTACAATCGGACAAAATCAAGCCAGAATTGAGAGAAAAAATCAGGAGTGTTCAGCGTGGCGCAAGCGTTCCGATTCGTTTAGCATTTCAGGCCGCGTTTGAGAAAGAGCATCTTAAGGCTGCGTATTTCCTGATCGGCGTCTATGAGGCAGTGTTTCAGTGATGGATAAGGCTCAGTACGACAAGCTAAAATTCCTACTTGAGCCTTGCCAGACCGCTGACGACCTCGATAAGTACCTAAGATATTGGCTAAAACTGGAACTGCCGTGGGACACGGTTGATGAAGAGTCAACGTCGTCGCCTCTCAAGCTGGTCTGGGCCGTCTACAAAGTGCTCATGACTGGCCAAGGGCCGTCTAAGCACGTCGTCGCTGCTGCCCGTAACACGGCCAAGACGGTTGACGCCTCGGTCATTCAATTCCTGTCACTCTTGCACTTCCGCCGGGATGGCGCGCATATTGCATCCATCTTGGACCAATCGATGACGGCAATTCGCTACCTCGACACTTACATGAACATTCCAGAGCTGGTGCCTTACCGCAACATCGACAACGTAAGACTCAAGCAATTCACCCACTTGCCTCCGAACGACTATACGACCAAATCGGAAAGCTCGCTCCGGGTCGTTACGGCTACCAAGAAAGGCGCTAACTCGCCTCGCGCATCGCTCCTGACTTTGGACGAAGTTGACCTTACGCCTCCAGAGGTTATCTCTGAAGTGGCGTTCATTGCTGACCCTACGCGGGACGGCCACCGCTTCAACCCCGTCTTTGTCTACCTGTCGTCGCGCAAGACTAACGATGGTCCGATCCAAAAGCTGCAAGATCAAGCACTTGAGCCCAAGGCTGTTGGCCAAAAGCGCATCAAACTCCATAAGTGGTCGCACGCCGACTTCATGGAGCGCTGCAAAGAGGAAATCCACAAGCCCGAGCTTGGTCCTCAAATGGCCTATATCCATACGGAAAGTCTGGAAACGGTTTGGGGCAAAGATAAATTCTTGGCCACGGCGCCAGACAGTATCCGTCCGTCATATCGAGAGATTTCGGCCTTCGAGGGCTGCAAGACCTGTCCAGCCTTCATTGCTTGCCAAGGCCGCTCGCCAAAGCAGCGCGGCGACAGCCAAATGTTGCGTACACGCGAATTCGTGGGCGACATTCTTGAAGCCGTAGGTGACCCGCAAGTCATCATCGCTCAGTCGCTCAACTGGAAGCCGGAAAGCTCGGCTATTGTGTTCAAGTCGTTCGGACCAAAGCACATTATGCTGCCGACCGACTTCTACGAATGGGTCATCGGGACGCCTTACAACCCCGATAACTTGCCGAAAGATGAGCTGAAAGCGCTCCTCGATGAAGGTCACAACGAGGGCTTTGGCACAAGCGCCCAGATTGCGCGCATTACGCCAACAAAGCTCGACATTTACAAGGCCATGGTCGCCAGCGGCTGGACCATCTTTGCCGGCTGCGATTGGGGCTACAACCCCGACCCTGCCGTGGTCATAGTCGCTGGATATCACAAGAAAAGCCGACGATTGGCCGTGCTGCACACAGCCAATGCCATCAACCACGCAAACCACGTCTGGGCTCAGCATATTGCTGAGCAAGTCTATCCATTTATGCCCTTTGAGTACATTGGGCCTGATATGGCAGATCCTGCGAGCCCGACCTATTTCGCCAAATACAAAATCAGATCGCTGGATTACAAGCCGCCCCGCATTGAAACCGGCGTATCGTTCCTGCGCGGCCTGCTTTGGAATCCCATCATCCAACAAGCCAGCTTCGCCGTCCTCGATGACTCCCAGGACTATCCGGGGAAACAAGAGCTTGGACGCGAGCAAGGTAACTGGATGCTCATTTCGGCCATGCAGCGCTGGACGCATAAAAAGCTCGCGACTGGCGGCTGGGACATGACCAAATTTGAGGATAACAAGTGGACTCACCCGATTGACGCATTGCGCTACGGGCTCGATCCAATGATTGAGGAAGCTCGCATCGGCATCGCTTCGCACCTTGGACCAAGCGAGCTTAACATTGAGGTCCGCGTTGCCCAGGAAGATCCCGAAGCCGTGGCAATCGCTAAGCAAAAGAACGAAATGATGACTCAGGTCCGCGAGCACTTCGCGAGTGAGTTTGGGCTTGATAACATATTCAAAGAACAGAACAAATTGATAGCCAACCCCGACGCCGACAAAAAGCCTAAGCCGCAGGGGGCAATAAGATTCAAGTTTTGATTGAGGACTACCGATACACATGCTAGGTTCGTCTTACGGAGGGATCATGTTCAAGAAACGCATTTTCGCAACGATCGTGGTCACGGGCTCGATCTTGCACGGTTTTGTGTCATGCGGTTCGCCGAATGACAAGGCTGTCGAGTATTGCACGCTTCACGGCGACCAGTGCCACACCAAGGGCGATACCGGCGATCAAGGTCCCGACGGCCCTCAAGGCGTTCCGGGTCCGGTTGGCCAGCCTGGCACCAATGGCTCGAACGGTTCGAGCTGTAGCGCGGCGCAAGAGGCTACTGGCGTCAGAGTCACATGCACTGACGGTACTGGCGGCTTTGTTACCAACGGCACAAATGGCGCCACCGGGACTCAGGGCGCTACTGGCACCAAAGGTGACACAGGAACGGCTGGAACCAACGGAACCAACGGGACAAATGGCTCGAACGGACTCAGCGTTGTCTTTGCCATGACGGCCGCGACCGTGGCTCAGTGCGCCAATGGCGGCAGCGTCATTGCTTTGGCTCAAGACTTCAATGCAAACGGCGTCTTAGATCCGCTCGACACTGGCATCCAAACGACCATCATCTGTAACGGCGCCAAGGGCGACACCGGGGCTCAAGGCCAACCGAGCCAATTCACGCCCACGGCTCCAATCCGGCCTTGCGGCCCGACAAGCTCGCCTTGGAAAGAAGTCCTGCTTTGCCTGAGCGATGGCGAGATTTTAGCCAGCTTTTCCGATGACATGGCCGGCGACAATACGCGCCTGTCTATGATTCCGCCAGGCTCATACGTTGACACAGACAGCTCAGGGTGCTACTTCACTGTAGCCACGGCTGGCTCGGGACTCCTCGTGAGCTGGAATGCCGGATCGAATCAATACGCTACTTGGACGGCTGGATCGGCCTATTGTGGGCCATAAACTGGTGTTATCATGGCTGATTTCTTCATAACGCAAGAGCATTACAACATTCCTGGGCGTGGCCTTGTGTACGTCGCTATCCTAAAAGATCGCGCTCGTCCATCGGAACTATCCAAATTGATTGGACAAAACGTCGAAACTCCCGATGGCGTTTTGTGCAAAATCCGTGGCGTTGAGTACGCTACGGGCCTCGGCTATGTGAGCGGCAGCATCGGCCTCCAGCTCGAACCCCCCGAACGGCCTTTCGGCTAGAATTCCATATACTTGACCCAAGGGTATCCCGGTGCTAAAATGGCACTTGGATACCCTCTTTTCATCTGAATTCTTAGAGGCTTAGGCGATGCCCTTTCTCAACCTGAATTACGGCCTGGTGATCTTTGAGGATCGAACCGACCGTAACCCCCAGATTAAACTGCCGGATATCACCAAGGCCGTTCAGGGCGTCGTCGTCACGAATGACAAGAGCGAGCGCTTCCAGCTCGGTCCTGGTGAGTCTCAGACCATTCTCGTCACGAGCCGCACCATTGGCCTCGACAGCACGACCCAGCTCACCGTGGACCGCTATCTGGCGGCCGGAGATAACGTCAGGCTGCGTTGGACCGGGACGGGTAGCAATCCTGCCTTCCGGACCAACCGAGCGATTGGCGGCGATGCCACGACCGTTGTAACGGCAACCCGCGTGACACCATACGTCGTCCGCTTTGCCCAAGTCGCCGGCACGGCCTGGTCGCTGGGCTCTGTTCAATCTGGTGACACCCTCAAGATCGAAAAGACCACGGACGCCTTTACGTCGCCGTTCAGCGGCACGAATCAGGGCAAGACCTTCACGGTTCAGGCCAAGGGCTCCAACTACGTCGATGTGATCGACAATGGACTCGCAGCGCTCGATACGGCAATCTTGCTTGGTGCCTCTTTTGAGTTTGCGATCCGCGTGTTTAGCGCTGGATCTGTCAAAGTCGGCGACACCGTAACCCTCTCGGGCACCGGCATCAACCCGTCGAACCAAGGCAAGTTTGAAATCGTTGATTTGTCTTATGATTATGTCGAAATCGTCAACCCGTTTGGCGAGCCCGGCACGTTCCTAATCGGGACCAACGTCTTCACTATCTACGATTATCTGATTGGTTTCCTGCATTTGCGCGCAAGCGGACCCATCCAAATCAAGTACGATGCGCAAGTCGAATGGGCCTCGCTGGACCGTATTGGCCCCGAGGTAATCCTTTTGGCTTCTCCAAGCGCTTACCAAGTCATTGCGTACAATCCCAGCTCTTCTCAAGAAGTTGTGATCTCTGTGCAGCATGCACAGGTGGTAGGTAGCTGCTAAGGAGTGGGCAATGGCCGGCAGAAAGAGAAAGCCAAAATTAGAGAAAGCCGTGAAATTTACGGCAGATGCCCCGGCAGCCGAGGATAATCCGATCATGGAAACCTCGTCAAGCATGGCTCATACTCTTAGCCAGGCCATGCAGAAGTCTGTGAAACCGCAGACGATTCGCCGCGATGTTCAAAAAAAGTACGACAAGTCCAAGGTAGCTTTTTCGTCTCGGGAATACTACCAGACATATGACGGCGTTGAGTCCAAGGGCTGGCGCCGCCTGTCCGACTCCGAGCTGCGCGAGCTTGCTCAGGTTGACCCGTACATTTCCGCAATCATTTCGACTCGTTGTAGCCAGGCTGCGATTATCGCTCGGCCCTCCGAATCGAAATATGACAAGGGCACGCGCATTCAAGAAATACGCCCCCTTGTGCCCGATGATTACGATTCAATTGATGAATTCCGCCTCGCCCAAAAGCAGCGCAAGCATCAAATGGACGCGATTCTCAAGTGGTTTGAGACTTGCGGCACCGATGATAGGCTCGTACTGAATGGTGCCTTTGCCGGCTCCGATCCGACGTTCAAATTCTGCTCATTGCCCGAATTCATAACGGCTCAAATCCGCAACTTGCTCACCTTTGGGCGAGCCGGCACGCAAATTTTCCGGAATGATGAGTATGTGCCTAGTTTCTTCCGTCCGGTCCCGATTGAGACGATTTACCACGGTGCGCCCGGCCAAGACGTTCACCTTGGCCACCGCGAAGAAACCTCCGACCAATCCAATGAAGATGCTGACGAATTCAACGCCATCGTTGACGAAGAAGAACGCCCGCACCACTACATTCAGCGCGTTGACGGCCAGAACGTCAACATGTATACGGAAGACGACCTAAAGGTTTGGTACTTCCAAAAGCAGGCTTTGTTCGACCTGAACGGCTACCCGCTTAGCCCAATCGAACAAGCCATTTACATGGTGTTCGTCCACCAGCAAACGCTGGGCTACCTCCGGAACCAATTCGTCAAAGGCCTTGCAACCAAAGGCATTTTGACCCTTGAGTCAACGGACGCGGCGGCCACCCTGTCCGACGAGGACGTTGAAAACCTTCGCCGCGACTTCCATAACTTTGTGACCCGCACGGATAACTCTGCGGCAGTCCCCGTCATTTCTGGCCCGGTCAAGGTCGGTTTCGTTCAACTGTCGCCCGGTCCACAAGACATGGGCTTCATTCAGATCGAAGAGCACGTCGTCCGCGCCCTGTGCAGCGCCTTCCAGGTATCGCCCCAGGAAATGGGCTACGGCAATCTGTCGATCGGCCAAGGCGGTATTACCCAGGCGAACAAGCAAGAAGAAATCGTCCGTGGCGAAGAGCGCGGCCTGCGCATGCTCCTTGATATCGTCTATGACGGCCTGAACGAGATTCTGTACGAGAATTTCCCTGAAGCTAAAGAGCTTTACAGGCTGACTTACACTGGTGTCGGCGAGGACACTCGTGATGCAGCCGTTCAGCGCCAATCGAACGAGCTGAATACCACGGCTACGCTCTCAAGTCTCTGGGCCGATTCGGAAAAGACCGATCCGGTTCCGTATGGCGGCAACGTGCCTCTGGCGCCCAGCTTCCACCAAAACGTCGTCAAGTACATGAAGTATGGCGTTTTCATGGAGCAATTCTTCGGCGAAGAAGGTGCGAGCAGGCGCCCTGAGTACAACTTCATCATCGACCCGAACCTCAACGAAGCCTATCAGGCTCTGCTGGTTACGCCGGTCCAGGTCCAGCAAGAAGAAACGCAGATGCAGCTCCAGCAAATGGAGCTTCAGACTCAGCAAGGCCAGCAACAGATGGAGCTTGCAGCCCAACAAGGCCAAGCGCAACAG